GGGGCGCGGAATAGAGAAGAAGACGAGGAGGAGGAGGAGGAAGAAGCCGATGTAGACGAAGATGAATTTAAACCCAACGCTTCTCTGCGTTTCGCTTCTTCTTGGTCACGAGCATGTATAAATTGATCTATTAAAAAGAAATTATTTGATGAAGCTGATGATGAGGCTGCTGCTGGGGATGCTCCTGGGGCACCTGATAAGGCTGATGATAATGCTACTGCTGGGGCACCTGATGATGAGACTGGGACTGGGGCACCTGATGATGAGACTGGGACTGGGGCACCTGATAATGCTAGTGCTGGGGCACCTGATAATGCTAGTGCTGGGGCACCTGATAATGCTACTGCTGGGGCACCTGATAATGCTAGTGCTGGGGCACCTGATGATGAGACTGGGGGACCTGATGATGAGGATGCTGCTGGGGATGCTCCTGGGGCACCTGATGATGAAGCTGATGATGAGGCTGGGACTGGGGCTGCGCCTGGGGATGCTCCTGGGGCACCTGATGATGAAGCTGATGATGAGGCTGGGACTGGGGCTGCGCCTGGGGCGCTGTTATGCCCCGTTCCACTACCCAATGACGATGATGATGCTACAGTTATAGCCCGACTAGCCCGACTAGCCTGTCTGGTAACAGCTCCACCTTTCTGTCTCGTCTTTCTTTTCGAACTTCTAGATCTTCTTTTTGGCGATCGAGCCTTGCTTGATATTGATGGCGCTGTTGGTTCGCTGTTCTCAGGAACCTCCTTTATTTCGATCCCCGAATTCTCCACCACTTCATTTGCAGCCTCGTTCACAACCTTTTCTTCCTTCGGGACATCTTTTTGCCCCGCAAAAGGCGTTCCAGCTAATAACTTGTACGGATTTTCCACAAAATATCGGTACATAGTCTCCATGACCCTATCTTTGATGACCCTCTCCATACTTGTCTGATTCTCCTTCTCCATGAACTTCAATGACATTTTATGCAGTTTGATGGTCTCGAGCCAGTCGTCCGTAAACACATCCACCACATTGTCTTGAAAGGGAAGTCCTGCTGCCTCACACTTCTCCTCGATCTCTTTTTTCCAAATATTGACGATTGGTTTTTTCCCCTTGTTTTCGTCCAGGTACTGATTGAGCTGCGTACCCGAAAAACAAATTTTGGTCGTGCAGTCCGTGTTCGGAATACAAAACGAAAGGAGCAAATGGTCGGGAAGACTGGAGTTCGCTTCCCCAATAAAAATGCAAGTCTCTTTTAGTTTGGGACGCGGATCATGGAAGGGTCTGTCCAACATAGCGTTGAATAGTCTGTTGTCTTCCATAACATGACCATTTTGTTCCCAAATAGAGGTCGGTGTCTTTCGCTTTTCCAACCTAGAACGAAATCGCTCTTCCGTTTCCGTATCGTCGTCGAGTGACGAAAACATATTCACGAGAGCCAATGTTTTCTCAAAAAATGTCATTTTGCTCAGCCGCTGCATCCGTTCCAGCAAATCGGGAGCGTCATTCATCATTTTTAGCGCCGTATCCGTAATATAATCCATCTCCTTTTGAGCTTCCATCTTCTCCAATTTTTGTTTTACTGTTGTCGGAGGAGGGATCAGAACGTCGTCGGCATCAACACCGTCCATTTCCTCCCCATACTCCCCATCTTTGCTTTCGGGTTCTTCAAACACTTGGGCAAAATCCTCCGTTTCATCCAGCGCCTTCTTGACTTCGTTCCGACCAATTTCCACCTGGTCCAGAAGTTTTGCAGCCTTTTTCTTCAGAAAGATCAATTCAGACGGGTCGTTGGGGTCCGCATGCTGAACGTCATGAATAAATCCTTGCAATCGTACCCAATTTTTATATTCGATATCTTTTGCGGCATGAACTTTGGATTCCAACTCAGTGGACAAATCCGATGCCATTTTGGTTGTGCTCATTTTCTTAGCATTGGGAGTGGCTCGTCTCCGTTCGTTGCCATGTTTCATTTTTCCTTCCTTCCTCGCTTCCTTTTTTTCCTTTTTTGTTCTTCCTTCCTCTTTTCAAACAATTTTATTTTTGAAAAGCAAGCTTCAACCTTTCTTTGAAAGAACGAAAATAAAATTCAATGGTGTGAACCTCTTCCCTAAAATTGCGATTTGTCCTTGGATGGGCAACAAACTTATGTTGAAATCATTTCTTTAGCAAAACGTTTGTTTCCCCGTCAAATTTTTGATGGCCACCCTAGAACTATTGTTGAAGAGGCCGTTGCAAGAATGAAACGTATTCGGGTTAAAGGAAGGTTGAGAATCTTGTTTGAAGAGTTGCTGAAAAGGGGAACCCGTTTGCTCTATTTGTGGATCGATGCGATCGATATTGCCCCCACTGCCTCCGCCACCAATCGGGGCGGGATAGGCGCTCATTTTTGTCAACGTATAGAGGTCGCTGTGGGAAGAAGGGACGTAAACCCGCTGATCACAATGTTGGAGGGCAAAAACTTGGTTTCGTAATTCCGACTCAAGATTGACATTGCTCGCGAATCCTGACCAAGGCGCATTACGAGTGCCAGGATTGAACGTGGTATGCGGATTGTAGGTCGGCTGGACAGTCAAACTAACGCCCACATTTGTTGATCTTGGGTCCACGATCGGCATGATGGCGTATTTGGTCATGACGGGACGGACATTTAGATACGGCTGTAGTGGTTGCGTGGGGAAATTCCGATCGAATATTTGGGCGTTCATTGAGTCGCTTATTTGCGAAGCGGAGGGAGGATGGTTATATAAGGACCTCTCAGGAGGCATGTTGGACATGATGTTTTGAAAGGTGGCGGAGAGCGCTAGGGGGGAGGGGAAATGAAGATGGTGAGAGATGGAAGATGAAGAATGGACAAAAAAACTGATTTAAAGCTTACTTGATTGGTGAAGAAAAAATGTATGTTTTTTCGACTTATATTTTGGTATACGCAGCACTACAAAAAATTATGGGGTAATATGGTTACTCCCACCACTTTGTGGGCGAATTTAAAACTCAGGTGGCGACCCAAAAGAAATAACGTGATTGCAAAAGAAAAATCAAGAGAAACCAAAACTGTGGAAAGGGAAATCGGAAGAAGCGTCATATTTTGTCGTTCTTTCATCCCCGCATATCCCCCATCCCACTCCATTCATCTTTCCATGGACTCTATCGACCTCCACATCGTGACTCCTCCATCAACGCCCCCTCCCTCTCCTTCCTCTCTTCCACCTTCGTTGGAATGCCCAGATTCCCCAACGTTTTCAGCTCCCGCTCTATGCAACGACGAAATCATTCGCACCCAACTGATCCCCATGACAGACGCAGAGATTGTCAGTATTTTGCGCGAAAGTGCCAACCTACCCGAAATAACCTTTGGGCTCCCCATCAACAACTATCAACTTTTGAAGGTCTACAAGTCGTCGGTCTCGTTATTTCAACGCCAAAAATCTCGCTCGGGGACTTCCTTTGAGAAAGTCATCGTCGGTATCCTAAAGAAGGCGGGCATCGCTTATCGGGAACAAGTGTGCATCGATAATGAAGGTATCATTCTTCCGTTTTGTCGCGCCAAAGCGCCTCTAGAGGCTGCTGCAAGCGCCCCGCAAAAATCGTCGATACACAAAGTTGATATTGTCATTGGGGCGAACATCGTTCCTGGAAAATCCATAACGGAATTTGTCGTACTGAGCTGCAAAAAGACTTGCCGTGAACGCTGGTCTCAAGATGCTTGGACGCAGCGCACGCCTCCGCGCAAGTATTTGCTGCTCACCTTGGGAAGCGACTATCCAGGGCGCGAAAAATTCGAAGAGTCGGAAGTGCGCAAACTATTGACCCTGGCCAAGAGCCGAAAACCCAAAGACGATTACCTCCACAAATTGGATTACAGTGATCTTTTGGAAGAACTGGAAAATGCCGACGACATGTAGATTGAGATTTAAAAAAAAAGATTTTCGTGTTTTGATTTTAAAATTTCCTGTTGTTTTATCGCTATAATTCGGCTTATGTCGTATCGGTCTCAAAAACAGTCATGGAAAATTCGCCATTGTTCCAATGGGTCTCGTTGACATTCCAAAACAGGAATTTGTGCCGACCATGCCCACATCTTGATATCGCCCCTCTTCGATCCCAAGCGCCTCCGTCTTCTAGAAATTCTACCTCCATCACTCGTCCGCTGGGTGATGAAGATCCGAGATATTGAATAACGTAGGTCTCGCGGATGCGTAAGGTTCCTTGCAAAACGATGGGATCATTTTCTCGTCCGAAATGAATGTCGAAACGCAAGACCAAGTAGGGCTGCATGGCAATACTGCGCTCCCAATAATCTTGGACATTTGATCCCGTCACCAGTCGTCGCATTTCTTTTTCTTTATGAAGCTTTGGCTCGTTTAAATTGTTTTTTCTTCTTTTTGCGACCGCCGCTATGGTCTTCGTCAAAATCAGAATAGGGGATCGGGTTTGGGGTTGTTTCAGTATTTTTATTTCTTAAACTTCTTCCGAACCAACCAATTAAAGTGATACACCAAATAACTATAATGACCGCTACGATGATTCCTAGTGCTATTCCCATATCTCTCCCAACGCTTGTGGAATTCTTCAAAACAAAAAAAACAAAAAACAAAAAACAACAAACAAAAAAACAAGAAGTCTTGAGCCAAAGTGTTGATATTATACTTCAACCCAAAAAATATGGGAACCTGGAAGCATCCTTTGTTTTTATTTCAATCGTTTTTTCTTCTTTTTCCGCGTGCCATGGAGAGCGCCTCCTCCCCAACCTCTTCCCCACCTTTCTGAATCAAACATGGAACCTTCGTCATGCGTACTACTTACATTATTCGTATCATTATTACGGCTTCCGTGCCAGGAAACAAAAGCAACAAACCCAAAAACAACAACGAAAGTGACTACAATCCCGACTACTGCCCCCATATTTCTCCCAACACTTGTGGAATTATTCCAATCAAAACAAAGAAACCAAACCTTTTTTGAAACCGAATTTTTCAGCCAAAGTCTTGATATACTTCTTTCGAATAAAAAAAAATTATGGAAAGGGCCTCGTCCAAATCATGGCATCCATTCACAAATTAAAAATCCAATCCTCTAAATTCAATCAAAATATTCAAGAATCCATTTTTGAGAAAACCATGTGTGGAATTTTTGCTCTTCTAAACAATACCAGATCGCGAACAGAAGAACCGCTCCTCCCCGATGATCAAGTCCGACGAGCATTCGATGAAGGCGCCCATCGCGGACCCGACGCCAGCACTATGCACACGATCGATGGAAACACAGTTTTTGGATTTCATCGACTGGCAATCAATGGCGTCGATAACCCAGCCGCGAACCAACCTCTCGTCTTGGACCATCTTACTCTCATTTGCAACGGTGAGATCTACAATCATCTCGAATTGTACGCGCAAATGGGACTGCCGCCCCCTCCTCCGTCAACTCCTGCGATCTCCGATTGCGAGATCATTTTGCATCTGTATCGACGATACGGGATTGAGCATACGCTTCAGATGCTGGACGGGGAATTTGCGTTTATTCTCTGCGACGCCGATCCCGAAGCCGATTGCGCCCGCCTGTTTGCTGCCCGCGACCCGTATGGGACTCGCCCTCTGTATCGTCTGGGCCTTCCATTGCACGAAGACAGTTTTTATTATTCTAATCCCGTTTTGTGGGCTTTCGCTTCCGAAGTAAAAATGCTGACGCCACTGCTGGGGAAAATCAATCTTGCGGCCAAATCTGTCGATCGTTATTGGCCATACGAGATTTCGCATGTGTCTCCAGGGACTTACACGCAAATGCGCTGGTTTCGCCGTGCCCATACCGAGTGGGAAGTGGACGGCAACGATTTCGACAATGTCTACCACACGATCGGCAACAACAACCGCTTTCCTTTTTTGACCGAACCTCGACTTCCTTCCGACTCTTTGTCGATGTCGTCCACCCTTGCAAATCGCACCTCCGAACTGTACCAATTGGGCGTGGGGCTCGTCGAGGCAGTCCGAAAGCGTGTTCACAACACTGAACGACCTGTAGCATGTCTTTTGTCGGGCGGCCTCGACAGCAGCCTTGTCGCAGCCATTGCCCAAGAATGTCTTCAAACCGCCCACAAACCAGCCTTGGAAACGTTTAGTATTGGGTTGCAGGGATCGTCGGATCTGGCGTTTGCTCGGCGCGTGGCCGATCATATTGGTAGTCGCCATACCGAAATTGTGGTGTCCGAAGAGGACATGTACGCCGCCATCCCTGCCGTTATCTCGGCAGTCGAGACGTTCGACACCACTACCATTCGCGCCAGTTTGGGCAATTATTTAGCGGGGCGTTATATCGCAAAACATAGCGACGCCAAAGTCGTGCTCAATGGCGATGGGTCGGACGAATTGTTTGGGGGATATTTGTACATGCGATTAGCGCCCGACGCGATTGAGTTTGATCGGGAGACGCGTCGATTGCTGAAAGATATTCACCGCTACGATGTGCAGCGGTCCGAACGGTGTATGAGCGCCCACGGCCTCGAATCTCGATCTCCCTTTCTCGATCGCCATTTTGTGCAACTCGTCTTTTCCCTCTTCTCGCCCGAAGACCGTTTTAATGCCAACAAAACAAAAGGAGAGAAGTACTGGTTGCGGAGGGCGTTTGCGGATCCGCGTCGCCATTTGGGAGAAGAACGGTCATATTTGGTGCTGCCCAGTGACGTGCTCTGGCGGCGCAAAGAGGCGTTTTCGGACGGAGTATCGGGGTCGATGGAAAGATGTTTGTACCAAATACTGCAAGAACGGATTTGTGCGGCGGCGACACCTCCTCTTCCACCAGGTGCAGATGTGGCCAAAATTGGAGCCAAAATGGAGCGGGCCTATTACAAAGAAAGTTTTGTGGCGCGGTTTGGGGAGGCGAGTATATCGCTGTTGGAGTATTATTGGATGCCCAAATATCTTGGTGGTGGTGGTGGTGGTGGTGGTGATGGTGGTGGGTGCGTTGCCTCCATCGTCAAGAAGGGGATCAATCAAGGTGACAGGGAAGAAGAAGATGATGAAGAAGAAGGAGAAAGAGGCCTGCTGGATCCAAGTGCGAGGGCAAATCCCCATTTGCAAAGTTTGTTTGCCTGTATGTCACCTTCGTCAATCAGCACGTTCTAGAAAGCGAATGTCTGCTTGTTTTGTTCTTTAGGTTCGTTTGATGGCTTTTAACATCTCATCAGAATGACAATTTAAAAGGAAGACGAGAATAATAATTTTGAATCACTATCCCTGAAACTGATGGGAATTTGCATAGGAACAATTCGTCGATTTATGGGTGGATGTTGGGTGGAGGTTCCTGGGTTACGAGGAATATATATGATCAAACGAAACCAATATTATCAGGTGATTCAGAAGTATGTGAGGATGGAAGATGGGGATTGGGATGCGGTGGCATTGAAACGGACCGAGGGTATTTGGGTATTGGGAGGATCTAGCCCCGAGAGAAAAGGATGATTTTTTTTCTCTTTTCATGGAGATAACAGAAGGATTTTGCAAAACTTGGTGCCACGATTACGATCGCCCTCATTATTCCAGAGAACCAATCCGAGCAAGTTCGAGCCTCTCCCTCTCCCATCCCCTCCCCTCCCCTCCCCTCCCCCAGAGCAAACTAGACAACCTTGGAATAGACCATACCAGCTTCAAGAAAGATATTGGGAGAAAATGACTGAAGCCGATTGGTCTATATATGTCTTTTACACCTTTGTGGTTGTCAATTACATCTTTTATTTTTGTATTTTGTTCGACATAAGCTCTACGATGACGTCGAAATATTTTTCTCGAATCCATTGGTATTTTCAGGTCTACATTAGTTTGTTGCTTATATGGCGCTACAACCCTTTGCGAACAAAATTGAAATTTGTAGATAACGACAAGATCATTATTTTTACTTGTGCAGTCACGCTGCTTTTTTTAACTATCATGACGACGTATGCGAAGGAGGTAGAGTCATCGATTGAGTATATCAAGGGCAAAGTGAAAAGCCTTATTCAATAGCGCGAATAGTAGCGATAACTGCGGCGACGATGGCGAGTGCGGCGATAATTGGGGCGGGATCGACGGCGTCGAAGTTTGGTTTTGGTGTTTCTCCGATGTCCTCGTCTCCGAGTAGCTTTGCGATAGCGGGGATTCCTCCGCTTGGTCCTGCGCCCACCACCGCCCCCAAACTCGTTATCGCTGTCACTGTCATCACTATTACTATCACTTTCATTAGCTTTTTTAACTTGCTGAAACAAAGGACTTTCCTTAATGAAATTCATCATACCTTGTTTGGGTTGATCTCTTGAAACTGGTTCTTTTCTATCTGAGGCAGGTTTTAAGTTTTTCCCTGCTTTAATACTGTCTAATAAAGAAACACCTTGTGATTTATTTGCTGGAGGAGTTGTAACATGTTTTAATTGTATGTCTGAATTAATACTGGCTAAAAAAGGAGGTGGTGGTCTTGTGGATATCGGTGCTGGGTTTGGTTCTTGGGCTGGTGCTGGGACTGGTTCTTGGGCTGGTGTTGGTGGTGATGCGGATATTTCTGTCGTTACTTTTGGGGGTGGGGGTGGTGGTGGTGGTGGTGCTGGTGCTGCTACGGGTGCTCTTGCTGGTGGTTGTCCTGGTGGTGGTGGTGGTTTAGGTGGTGCTACGGGTGCTGTTGCTGGTCCTGGTGCTGGTGATGTGGGTAGTGGTGGTGGTGTTGTGGCTGGAGATGATGCAAGTGAATTACGGTCGATTCTTGATGTTATTTGCTGATTGAGTTGCTGTAAGAAATTATTTGCTCTTGGTGGTGCCCCTGATGGTATTGGGGGTGGAGGAGTAGATGGAATATCCGAATCTTCCCCTGGTACTTCGTCTGGTGATGTCACCGATTCTACCACTGGTGCTGCCACTGGTGCTGCCACTGGTACTGCCACTGGTGCTGCCACTTCCTCAGCAGGAGCTGGTGAGGTCTGTGGAGAGGATTTCCGAACAAATGAACTTCTTCTATTCGAAATATCCGCTATAACAGTTTGAAGACAACTAAGAAATTCTGTTTCTCTATCAGGCAATCCTTCGAAAACTCCTCCTTTTGACTCCGCAATCTTAATACAATCTCTTCCCGTGCATGTTTTACCAGGATTTGCACTTGCTGCGAAAGTAAGTAGCGCATATAGTACTTCATCGAGTTTTAAATTTTGATATGTTTGATCAGTAATACCAGACCAAGAATCAACAGAAACGAATCGGTCTAAAAGATATGAATAACGGTTATAAAACAATTGATTAGTTTTTTTCGTTTCGTACTCTGATTCAATTGCTCGTAATACTCTTTCTATCATACTCATTTGTTTTGTTTCTTCCGTTCGAAAGCTGACATGAGATGCCATCAAAGTCATAGATTCTGCATAATATTTTTGTAAGATTGCATCATAATTGCAAATAATATATTTCAAAAGATTGTATTTTCTGTAGGAAACCATATCATTTTTATCTACTCTTAGATCTGCACTTGTAGGACCTTTCCCAAAATAGCCATCTGAGTGATTATAACTAACAATTTCTGGATCATTATTCTTTGGCAATGGTTGTTCATTTGATATTTTATTTTCAGAAAATTTAATTTGACCTTTTTCATCAATTGTTTGGCTTCTGACGGTACCTATCCTACCTATCATATCGCTTATTATATATTGAATGTCTTGCAGTAATTGCTTTTGATTATTTGAAAACATACCAAAGTCATCATTTTTATCTTCAAAAATAAAGTTTCCCTTGAGACCAGATTTACCATAGTTCTGAATAATATCCTTAATAGCTTGAAAATATTTTACAAGTTCTGCTACATCAATTTTTTGACCATCTATTCTAGGATCTTGGAAAAATTCTTCCAAAAACCAATCATACCTATCTTCATAATTGTTTTTATTTCCCCTAAATGATTTTTTTGACAACATTCGGTCCGTGATTGCATCAAATAAATGAAAAGAGTTTACAATTGTGGGCAAGTCAACTTTACCTTGGAGAAATTGAAATTCATGAGTTGCATCATTGTCAAATATCTTCATACAATTCATCAAACATACCTTCAAGATACTATATTTTGCATATCGTTTAATGCCTCTCACTTTATCTCCAAAAGATTGGACAGTACTACCCAAAACTGCGCTTCCATATGTACCTATATCTTTTTTCTGATCTTTCGGTATCGCGTTCGTGAATACAATCCCTGACCTTACAGCCTTTTTTCCAGGAGCTCCAGGAGAATTTGAATCCCTGGAGATATTTGAACTTGATCCCCTAGTTGACCTAATACTTGTCTCCGAAGATCCCCTATTTACTTCAGAAGATCCCCTAAATGATACCATAGATCCATTTTGTCCTTGAGAACCCCTACCATCATTTTGTCCTTGAGAACCCCTACCATCATTTTGTCCTTGAGAACCCCTACCATCATTTTGTCCTTGGGAACCCCTACCGAAAAATGAAAATGGCATTCTTTAAATTCTTCCAAAAATATAAAACTAAAAACAAAATAGAAAAAAACTATCCTAAAATATATCTATGAAAAATATTTTAATTTTTTCTTTATCGATAAATTCGAGTTCGGCGATATCGACGAGATCGGTAATATCGGCGGGGTGTTTTCTTTTTTCGATGGCGACTTTTATTTTTACCTCCATATGATGGAGCTGGTGTTGATGGCAGCGGCGGGGGTATTTTAGATGAGGCTGTATCATCTATTTGAGTCGGGACTGTATCATCTATTTGAAGCGGGTCTGTATCATCAAATTTAGGGACTGATGGGGGCGGTGTTGATGGCGGCGGCGGGCGGTCATCTGGTTCATCTGAGTCTGCAGATTTCGTTTTTGAAGCATTCCAATCTTTTTGCTTTAGAGATTTCTTTGTTTGAGCATTCCGAGGGAATTGGTGTAGATAATATGCAGAACTACTTTTGGGAATTTTGGTTCTTGTTGTTGAAACGACTTCACTTGCCTTTTGAATGTCATCGCCTTTAAAATAGCTTGTAACATCTTGCTTTACATTTCGCACAAGCTTTAAAAACGAATCTGTATCAGATGGAAGATTGTAAAAATCTCCATTGATGTCATTGATGTTTGAACTTGATGGTACCTTGAGTCCGTTTCTTCCGCTCTTTCCCAAATATTCAACCCTCTCTAGAAACTCCATAAAGCGGCGAATGTTATAGTTTCCATTTTCTAATTGTTGTAGAAATTTATTGTATAACTCTTGATAGTCCTTGCCTCCACTTTTGGGTTCTTCATCTTCATCTTCCTTAACTTTCTGGAAGAGATGATAAAAAATGACCATAGCATCATTCATCTCGGTTTCCTTACTTCGTTTTTCGAATGTCATAGTCTCCGCGGCCTTCTTATTTGCCATTGTTTCTTCTGATATATTCGATGTAGGAATATGCTGATAAGCATATTTAAGTGTTCGGTATTCTTCTCCTGCATTATGGATTTGTTGCCTGAAGTAATTATAATTGATCAGTCTAAAATTATAAAGAATAAATTTCATTAGACTATATTTTTTACTATAAACGATGCCATAAAATGTTTTTGCAGTCCTGTTATGAAAATCCCAGGGCAATCTTCTTAATACTTTAGTTAAAGTCATCAAACCTCCATCACTGTGTTTCCCATAGAATCTCTCTTTAAAAGATGGTTTTTTTGTCTTTTTAAAAGATTGTTTTGATGGATTATTACCCATTATAATTCGCCAATGAAAAATTAATTTAGCCCGTTGATAAAAATATTGTCTACGAGGTAGCTAAACTAGGAAAAGAAAAAAAAGCAGAGGCTCTGGGATTCGACCCCCCTCTACCTATATTCGCCCCTCCTCCCATATATAGAACTTGTCTATCTCGTTTTGGTTTCCAGCCATCCACAGGATCGCTTCCAAGAAACAAATGCAAAATCATGTTTGTGTGAAAATTCGTGGGGTCAAGGCAATGAATCGGTTTTCCGTGAAATACATTCGCATATTGCATCCGCGTAGCAGGAACACGAGTCGCCATTCCGTTTCGCTTTAAAAAGAGATCAACGCCGTCCGAAAACATGCTTGGACCCGTATAATAATGAACGAAATTGTTTTTCACATACTGGACGGGAGTCTCCCGCACGCGATTCATGAGAATCCCAATAACCGTGCGAAGTACGGGAGACTGGGCGGGAGCTGCAAATGCCCACTGACAAAGAAAATTGTTTCCTCCTCCCTCTGGGGTGCACACCAAAAAGCTTTCATGGTTCGTAAACACGGATGGATGAACTTTGCAAACAGTATCGGCATCTGCGTAAATGCCGCCGTAGCGATACAAGACGCAGTAACGCCACAAATCAGCGCGCATAACATTCAGTGGCATTTGGCGGTAGATTTGGTATATTGCGTGTCCAAAAATGGGAATCATTTCGGTCTTCATAAAATGATCGCACATGGCATCGTTGAAAAAGTAGTATTCATACTCGGGCGAATGACGCCGCCAAGATTGCGTGGCGGCAACAAGGTCGGGTTTGGATTTCATAAAAGCCAACGATTTGTGAGTTTGGAATATGCGCTTTGGAATGCTAAAGGGGGAGGAAGGGCTTGAAATGTCCAGAGCGGGAGCACCCTCCTCCGTCGAGGCTGCAGGAAGAAGAGAAGAAGACGAAGACGGAGGAGCGGATTTGGGGGGACCGTCCAGAAAGTGAACTTGACGAGGCCCTTCTTCCTCTACCGTTCCATCGGCACTAGGGAGTTCTTCGATAAACATTGTGAGATGGCGCGAGGGGGGGATGGGTGCTTGGGGGTAGAATCTAGAAATAGGGGAATCGTTCGATTTTTCCTCTTGTATCGGGACTTCGGGGGCGACCTCCTCCTCCACAACGGGGGCGACCTCCTCTTCTACTACAGGGGCGACCTCCTCCTCCACGACGGAGACAACTTCCTCCACGACGGGGGCGACCTCCTCCACAACGGGGGTGACCTCCTCCTCCACGACGGGGGCGACTTCCTCCACGACGGAGACAACTTCCTCCTCCACGACGGAGACAACTTCCTCTACTAATGGAGTGACCTCTTCCTTTTCGGCGACGATTTGCACAGGAAGGGTCTCTGTGATTTCTACCGTATCAAGACCCATCAAATTGATCGATACACTATTTTTCCCCTTTTTGTTGGAATTCCCCTTCGTCTTTGAAACTTTGGGCTCCTTGGGTTCTTTGGCTTCCTTCGGCTCCTTTGCTATCGAAGTTTTCTTGGACGGCATTTTAGACTTTTACAATATCAAAAGAAGCCAAAGCGGGTAGAATATATATCTCAAAAGTTTGTTTTAAATAAAAATAAGATGTAAAACAACGATTAAACGCACAACTAGCGGCGAAAACACGCCTTAAACATCTGTCGCATTTCCTCCTGCCTCGCCTGCTCCTTCACCTTTTCTTCTTCTACATCCAACGGTGTCTTTGTCATCCTCGCCCCCATCGCCCCCTTTCGCGGTCCTTTCGTCTTTCCTTCCGACGCTACCATGGCACGGACAACATCGCCTCCATCCGCGCCGCACACTGACACGTTCAAGGGAGCTTTCCACGTTATTGGCCACGTCTCCACCTCCGCCGTATACATTTCCGACGACATCTCTTTGATGGTATACCCCTGCATTTTGTAAAAAGCCCTTCGTTTCTTCCACTGAGCCTGAAAAGGAGCGTGTTCGTCCACAATATCCAGAACTACAGGAGTGCTTTTGACATCTCGCAAAATTCGCCCCACCGCTTGTTCAATATCTGTTTTGGGCGTGGCCATGATAAGCGTGTTGAGCGTCTTGATATCGAGCGCTTCGGCAGCCATGCTATACGTCGCAATAATCACCTGCTTCTTCTCGCTCTCCTTCAGGTCCGCTTCTTTCATGCCCCCAATATAGTAACCCACGCTCGCCATCCCTCTCTTTCCGATTTCTTCGAAAAAGAATTTGAGCAAAGATTTGTTGTGCGCCAAAATCATGATTTGCAAAGGAGGATCCGCCCCCGCTCCTCGACCCAACATATCTCCCAATACACGTAAAATAAACTCCGCCCGCGGCTGATAATCGCACAGTTTGGAAATCATACTACTAAATTTCACATTTCCGCGAGCATCCAACAAAACTTTGTTGTGTTCGGGATCGTTCTTGGCCATGTAGGTGAGCCCGCGCACTTCGACACTATGCTTGTCGTCGCGCTTCCCTTTGAAGACCACCTCACCCAAAAACATCTTGAAAATGCGAGTCATGCCGTCTTTTCGTTCCATGGTGGCCGACAATCCCAACATATATTTTGTCACAATGCGGAAAAGGGCGCAAGAAAACACTTCACTGGAGATGTGGTGTACCTCATCAATGATCGTAAGCCCAAAACTAGCAAAGTCTTCATTTCGCAGTGCCGTTTTCATAGACAATGTTTGCAACATACCAATGACGATATCTTTGTCTTCGACGTCCATGACGGACCCCTGAATACGACCGATCCGAGCCGTCGGCAAAAATTGCTGAATGCGCTCTACCCACTGATTCAGCAAAAACTCTTTGTGAACGATAACCAGGGCTTTTTTGCGCAAGGCAGCGATAAGATACAGAGACAAGACCGTTTTGCCGTAGGCGCATTCAAGTTCAAGCAAACCGCAGCCTCCAAACGAAGGAGAAACTGCGGCCAGGTACGCGTCGACGACGGGAATTTGATTGGGTCGCAGCGAGCCCGCAAACTCCAGGGAAATATCAACCCCTTCACTTAGCCGCATTTCTTTCGGGGGCCCAAATTCTCGCTCTCCAAAACATCTGGGCAGATAGATTTTGTTGGCGGTTTCGCGATAAACAGGGAAGGCGACCTCATGATGGGTGCCGCGTACGGCGGCGGCGCCGTACATCATTTCTTCTTCGGCGTAGCTCTGCATGAATTGGGCGGACATGGACATGCCGAAAGGTCCTGTTTTCTTGCTCATGCCGACTCCTCTTCCTCCTGAAGAAATGCTGCCGCCGCCGCCGCCGCTACCACCTCCACCACCACCACCACCACCAAGCCCTGTCATCGGACGTGCGGTCAGGTCATTTGTCAATCGTTGAAGCTGGGCCGCTGTCAAATCTTTCTTCAGGACGGTGTATCCCTTCTGACCCAAGTATGTATCCATGAATGATTCTCTTCAAGCCAAATAAAAAAATAAAAGAATGATGAATGAAAATTTGGGGAAAAAAGGTTCAAAGAAACCAAAGAATTTTTATTCCCAAAGTGTAATTAATCTTCTGTCGTTTTTATATCGAAATTTCGATTCCATCATATCTTTACTTTCCACTCCTTTATTTTTTTTTGTGAAACTAATTCCCCCCTCCCCCCCTCTCCCCCCCCACCACATGAGATTCAAATTTTTGAAACCTGAGTATTCGTATGATGCGGATGGCTTCAGCGATTTTTTTAGTCAGCGAAATATGATGCAAGTTATTACGGCGGTTGTGTTTGTCATTTATCTTGTGGTGGGCTATCGAACCCCTCCCCAAATCGCTTCGGTGGTGGATACTATTTACGGAAAGATCGTTGTTGTTGCACTGGCCATCATGCTCTTTTTGAAATGTCACCCCGTTTTAGGCATTCTCGGATTTATTGTAGCGTTTGATATCATCATGCGGTCGTCGATGGTGAACAAAGTCTTTTTGACCAGTCAGTCGGGAACGTCAGAATCGCAACGATCGGGTGTAATGTCGAAATTGAATGACGAAGGTGAGAATCCGATTCGTTATCCCAATACTTTAGAGCAAGACGTGATTCGTTCGATGGCGCCGCTGGTCGAATCTAGCGCACCCATGTCGTCCAATACATTATCCTTTAATCCAGTGGTCAATAATTTGCACGATGCCGCGCCGATTGATTTCGATGGAGTAATTTAATCTCTGCGAAAGTCTGATAATCTATTTTGAAATGCAAAACTTGTTACAACGTCGCCATGTGATTTATTTCCCCCTCTCTGCGATGTGTTATTTTTCCCGCGCTGAACGAACATTTTGAATGCATAGTACCCTCCCATAAGAAGAACTCCCATTAGCACCGTCAAGGCAATTCCAATCGCAATTTGTTGGATGACTGCTTGAGATGGTCCACTGCTACTACTGCTGCTGCTGCTGCTGCTACTAGTCCCCTGTTGCCCCAGAGGTACATTTGTTTTTGAAGGAGATTCCCAGACAGGTTGACAGTCCATCATCAATTCGTCTTTTGTTTGACCAGCCTCGCTGACCCCCTTCGGATTATAAAAAAGCATGGCCGTACCTTTGGTCATAAGTTCAGGCTGGAAAAAATTCGGCAACAAAGCTTTGAGACTAGCAAATGTATCTGGGGAGATGTAGGCGGCGGAAGTCATGGGCATGCTCACATACATCATAAAATTTCCCATGATAGCGGGATCGAGTGTAAAATAAGGAGTCCCAACAGGCGGAATGAATGCGCTCAAGGGAACATCCACAGTAGTTTGTTCCGAAAAGGAGTTGGCTGTGCTACTGCATTCGCCCACAATTGCGGTGATTGCTTCACTTGCAGAGAGCCACCCACCTCCACCTCCCGACATGACAGGAATGACGATAATCAATATAAAAGGAGCTGGAGTTAAAGATACGCCCAGAACGCTGCTTGTGATAGAAGCTGTCTTTTCACACAAAAGAAGCATCTGGGCATCGGGTAGCACGCCATTGAATTGAAAGTCGGAAGATACTTGAAGATACAGCTCGACAGGCATATACTCTGTTTGGTTAAAGGTCACTCTCGAAGTCGACGCAGTGGAGGACAATGACGCCAAAAGGGCGAATCCCATATTGTGCCATGTAGTTGCGCTGGTCGCATTGGTGTCAATGTTGAAAGATAACTCGCATTTGCGTTCGCATTCTCCGTCTTTGACAGAAATATCAAAATTGATGGGGTCTTTGGGCGGGCTAATTTTGGCAATGATTCCAGCGGCCGCGACAGCAGCTGTTCCATTGGGTTGGGGTCCTCCTTTTCCTCCTCCTCCTCCTCCTCCTCCTCCTCCTCCTTTTCCTCCTCCTCTTCCCGACCCTCCTTTTCCTCCATCGCCTCCCTTGCCCCCCTGTCCATCCTTACCACCTTTTCCTTTTCCCATTTTTCAAAAAAAAACAAAATGAGTAAAAGCAAATTTATACTCTGAGATTCTCTTTGAAAAAATATGAATATCTCTTATTTTTGTTTTTACTACAACTATGACTTTTTTTCTTATACTATCATTCAACCTACCATTTTCGTGGGAAAATGTACGTCCATATGATTCGCCAAAATATCCATGAATTTCCCTAAAATCATCGAACTTCTAAAACAAATACAAGCCCCAAGGTTGAAAAAAAAACATTTAAAAAGGGAATGTCTTCGGCTTTCACTCGCGGCAAATTCGACAAATGGATGAATCAACGTCGGCAATCCCAGCGACACGCCATTGATCACTTTCGCCCCAAAAGTCAACGGCAATCGCATACTTTTCGCGAACGTGATTGTTCGATGCATCATCCTCTGCCTACACCCGATCTCATTCTTTCCAGCCCAGCCCCCATTCATTCGTCGTTTTTGCGCCGAACGCTCAAAAAACGCTCCCCATCCCCTTGATACCATCCATCGTCTTAAAGTTCCGCAACAATTCACTTGCATTGTTCATAAGCGGGGCGATTCCTTGCATGGCCTTGGCAAGTTCTGTCTGTTGTTTGAGCAATTCTTTGGTGTCTTTGGTCAAGTTCTCGATTCCTTCTTTGCCCAGGAGTTGGTTGAGGTCTTCATAATTGGACTTGACGGTGGACGCATAATCCAATCGCGGAGTATTGTTGTTCTTGCGATTTTTGTTGCGCTTGGCTCCCACACTACTGCTCATGGGTAGAGGATCTTTCTCATTGTCGCTGTCACTACCATTCCCATCGTCGCTATCGCTGTCGCCGCCGCCGCCGCCGCCTTTCTTGCCGCCCCAAACTTTAGAAGCTCCTGAAGCGACCTCTTTGTCGTTAAAGTCGTCGCTGCCGACTCCCTTTACTTTCTTGAGCTTTTTGGGACCAGGCTGGCGGATTCGATTCTTTGGTAAAGGTTTCGAAATGGGCGACTCGCCTCCGTTTGCTTTTCCGTTGGAATTGTCATTGTTTGAAAACCCTTCGGTATTCATGCTCAGATCAGTGCGGCATGATGTATGGTGTGGATACGTGAGACAAAAGCTGGAGTCGCAAAGACTGGAATCGGGGTATTTCATGCAATGTGTTTTGTCGCATACGTCTTGTTTGGGGTGATCGGAGCAATAATTTTTCCAGAATTGTTCTTTCTGGGCGGGTGTCTTGTCTTGGAAGTCGTTGCCGAGGACGGACATATCGAACCCTTCCACGGTCTGCCCAGACATCATATAAAGAGTGCCGAGAATGAGAGATGTGCAAAGAACCACAATAATGTTTTTGTTCAAGAAATAAGTGACAAACGAGGTCAGCAAAAATACAATGAGGACGGTGAAGCGGCGTTTGGAAAGGGCGTACAAAACAAACCCCAGCGAAACCAGAGAGGAAGCATACAAAACGTAGATGTTATGTAATAGCGAAGAGGCGCTGAAGCTACGGGATGAAGAATTACGGGATCTAGGCATATCGACAACCTGGGGGGGGAGAGGAGGGGAGGAAGGAGGAAATGGAGTGAGGAAGGAAGTGTGGTGGTGGGGGGCCGAAGGTGGAAGGGCGCTTTTTTTTTACTTGGGTGGGAAATATACTTTTGTCAATGCGGAGAAAAAAAAGGAGGATTGTTTCGTGCAGGACCGATCATGGCGGAGCT